TATACTAGGAATAGAAACTCACAAAGGTGAATTTCGTTTTTGCCTGTGGTGGACTTGTTCTGCAAATTCATTCTACCATAAAGGTAAAAAAACTTCAACATTTTGAACAGAAAGGAGGAAATTTTGGATGCCTGCACAATGGACAGGTGAGCTGGTTGGTAAAATGCACAACAACAGAGTGTCGTCACAAGAACTTGCAGTAAAAATAGGATGCTCTACAAAGTGGTTAAGCATGGTTCTTAACGGCCACTGTAGCCCGAAAGGCGCCGAGCAAAGATTTAACGCTGCATTGGACGAGCTTATTAAAGAAAGGGAGGAGTAAATGGAAGAAAAAACGATCACAATCATCGCCCTTGCTGTGATGTCAATAGCAACCATCGTATTTATCGCAATCAATAACCATAAGGAACAAAAGCGATATAAGTTGCCGGAGCGGAAAGGAATAGTGCCAGACCCGCCCTACATTCCACCTCGCCCGAAGTCTGCGCGGGAAATCGCAAGAGAGTATGCGAAATCCGGCAGTCCCATCGGGAAACGAGAACTGCGAAGAATGCTACGCCTACAATTGGCCGCGGTGACAGACGCCTATCAAAAATGGGAAAAGTACGGTCCGAATGAACTCACACCTCTCACAAATGCAATGATAGCACTCGTTAATCTGATAGAGCGGTTTGGGCTGATGGAGGAGGACAATGCCGAAGAAGATCGATACATATCGGAAACTGCGGGCGCTGATGCTGGAGCTTGGGCACGACCAAACGACCCTTGCCAAGCGGACAGGCATGACCCGCCAGCAAATCAGTGACAGAATGACCGGGAAGGTGCCGTGGTCGCTGGAGGAAGCCTATAAAGTCTGCGACACCTTATTTATTGCAATCAAGGACATTAAACAGTATTTTCCCCCGCGGGGGGCAGCATGAAAGGAGATTTTGAAATGGAAACCACAAAAATGACCTACATCAACTGGATTAACGCAAAGGTAGCAAAGCCCTCGAAGGACGGGAGCTACCTGTGCTGCACCGCTACCGGTGCCATCATGCAAATTTCGTTCGCTGTAAAGCATCAGCTTTTCAATGTCTACGAGGACTGCACCGAGAACGCCATCGAGGTTGCTTGGTGGGCGCCTCTCCCCGAACTGCCGGAGGTGCGAGATGAAGCGTAAAGAAGTGATCGAATTTCTGAAAGAAGCCCTGTATATGCTCATGGCCTTGGCCAGCATGGTTGGCTGGGTGGTCATATTGATGGGGGTGTGTCCGGGATGAACCAGAACGAGCGCATCGAGGTCATCCGAGCAGTTTATCCCGGCTACTCGAAGCCACTCGACAGTATGTGCAAGCGCCCCGAATACTACGGCGTTAAGCGGACACCGGAAGCGCAGGCGCTGATTTCGAAGAAGCGGCCAAAGCGGGATGTGTATAACCTCCATGTCTGCGTCCCTAATGGATTTGTGGACATGGTGGAATTCCGCAGGCAGCTCATCGAGATGGGCTACGGGAACTTTTCCAACTGGGTGCTCGGGAGGGATGTCAAGTGACCCCGATACCTTATGTGCCGGATGCCATCTGGCCAGACGACTACATGGACTGGGTGCATCGGTACTGCCCGGTCTGCAAAGCGGAAATCCACAGCGACATCTATGTACGCCGCTTGACCGATGAGATCGTATCCTGCGACCAGTGCATCGATGACCACATCAACAGCCTCCTCGATGAGTACGAAGCAGGGGAAATCAAGAAGGTGGATGCTTACGACGCCGAGGGGGACAAGTATTTCGAAGAAGCAGAACAGTATATACGACCGTATTAAGGAGGAAACATGGAGACCAACTATTTCAGAGAGCTGAACAGCATCGACTGTTCGGACAAGATCGAGAAGAAGAACGGCCTTTCGTACCTTGCATGGGCATTTGCGTGGGGCGAAGTGAAGAAGCGTTACCCTGATGCGACCTACACCATCTATGAGAACGAGGCAGGATGGTTTTATCACACCGATGGACAGAGCTGCTGGGTAAAGACAGGCGTGACCGTCAACGGCATCGAGCATATCGAGTACCTGCCTGTCATGGACAACAAGAACCAGTCTATCCCGCAGAGCAAGGTCACATCCTTCGATGTCAACAAGGCCATCCAGCGGTCGCTGACCAAAGCCTGTGCCAGACACGGCCTTGGCCTGTACATCTACGCAGGGGAGGACTTGCCGGAGGATGCGGAAAGAGCGCCGGAGCCTGTTGAATTCTGCACTGACTGCAAGAAGCAGATCGTCAGCATCAAGAAGCGCAACGGCGAGAACTGGCCTGTAAAGGAGATTGCCGCATACAGCGAGCAGCAGTTCGGACGCAAACTCTGCCCCGATTGTCAGAAAAAAGCCTTTGCAGCGGAGAAGGAGGCCGAAAAGAATGGAGATTGACCTGTGGACCGAGCTGCAACAGAAATCGGCACAGCTTAATACATCCGTTAAGACCTTGCGAAATTCGGGAAGCGAGTATGCTGCTGCGGAGCGGGACTATAAAGTCCTTCTCCGCACCGAATGCTTAAAGCTGAAAGACGAAGGTGTTGCCATCGGCCTGATCGACAAGACCTGCTACGGGATACCGAGCGTGGCAGAAGCACGGTTTAAGCGAGACGTTGCCAAAGCAGTCTACAAGGCGAACTTGGAAGCCATCAACAGCCTTAAACTGCAAATCAGGATCATCGATAACCAAATCGGCAGAGAATGGGGACAGGCTGGGAGGTGTGACGGTTGAAAAACGAATGGGGCGCAGAGCTTGACCGAAACGGATACGCTCCGAGCATCGTACAGGCCGACACATCCAAGTGCTTTTTGTGCCAGAGGTCAGGCGTTAAGCTCGACCGGCATGAAATCTTCGGCAACGCCATGCGGAGCAAAAGCAAGCGCATGGGGCTTTGGGTGTCCCTTTGCCACACGCCATGCCACCTGACACACGCACACGGCTGTGCCGAGGTGATGGACTGGCTGCACCGGATGGGCGAGCAAGCCTGTATTGACAACTACGATTTCACGATCCCGATGTTCCGGGAGGAATTCTACACAAACTATTTGGAGGAAACAGAATGCTGAACAAAGCAATCCTTAATGGGCGGCTGACGAAAGCACCCGAACTGAAGCAGACCAACAGCGGCAAGAATGTGTGCAGCTTTACCATTGCTGTAGACCGAAGCCGTGACCGGGAGAAAACAGACTTCATCCCAATCGTGACATGGAACAAGACCGCCGAATTCGTGAACCAGTGGTTCGGCAAGGGTGACCTTATCACCATTGTAGGCCGCATCGAAGTCCGCAGCTATGAGGACAAGGACGGCAACAAGCGCATAGCCACAGAGGTTATCGCAGAGGAAGCTCTTTTCGGCGGCATCAAATCTACCGGCAAGGCAGAGGAAAAGCCCGCAGAGAGCGAGCAGGGCGGTTTTGAAGAAGTCTCTGGCGAGGACGATCTCCCTTTTAATTAAGGGTTACGCTTCCCAGTAAAAAGCGACAGGAGGGCTTATGAAGTGGACGAAAGAACTTGTCATAGGAAAAATCAGAGAGGTTATGCAAGAGCTTGATGTGGACAGAATGCCGAGCAGAAAGGAATGCGAGGCTTATTTTGGAAACTGCGCCCTTGCAAATGTAATAACAAAGCGTTTTGGATGGTACAACTTGGCTGATGAACTTGGCCTGCAGGTAAAGAAAAGCGAAACACAAACCGGCAAAACAATCGAGCGTGTTGTTTCAGATATGCTTGTAGAAAGAGGGTTCATTGTTGATAGGATGCCGCAGAACTTCCCATATGACATCCTTGTAAATGGGTGTGTCAAGGTAGATGTAAAAGCGAGTCACCTATATCACGGAGCCCATGGAAACTTTTACACATTTAACCTTGAAAAACCGTTCGCCACTTGCGATGTGTACATACTGTGCGAGTTAGATGGTGAGAACAATGTTTATCAAGTAATGGTTGTCCCAAGCAAGTTTGTGATAAATAACAAACAGATTAGCGTTGGCGAGATCACAAGCAAGTACCATGCGTTTACAGAAAGATGGGACTACATCTCCAATATGGTGTCATTTTTCAGCAAAATGGCAGTTTAAGGAGGTGAGGAGGAATGCCGAATAGATTGATAAAGGATAGCTTCCGAACAAGCGAAAAGATAGCATCCTTAACGGATTTCGAGTTTCGGCTTTGGGTAAGTCTTATTGTTTCGGTAGACGATGCAGGACGAGGAGATGCCCGACCTGCAATCATCAAAGGCAACGCATTCCCGCTTCGGGAACGGGTTACTGCAAAAGATATCAACGATGCGCTCCACGGTTTGGCGGCCAAAGGCTGCGTTTCCCTCTACGAGGTGGACGGGAAGCCCTACTTTTGGTTCCCGACTTGGGCCGATCATCAACGGATACGAGAATGCAAACCCAAATATCCCGACCCGCCTAAAAACAGCGGTTTTACACCATCTGCGGAAATCTGCGGCGACTTGCCGCAATCTGCGGCGACTTGCGGCGACTTGCGGCCTGAATCCAATCCGAATCCGAATCCGAATCCGAATCCGAATCCGAATACCCCCCAAACCCCCCAAGGGGGGCGGTTCGGCGAATTCTGGGCGCAATACCCGAAGAAAGTCGGGAAAGGAGCAGCAGAGAAAGCATTTGAGCGCATCAAGCCGGATAAACAGACCTTTGACCGCATGATGGATGCCATCTCTGCACAGAAGCGAAGCCGCCAATGGACGGAGAACAACGGCCAGTACATCCCAAACCCTGCGACATGGCTAAACCAGCGCAGGTGGGAGGACGAGCTCCCGCAGGGGGAAACCGACAATGTATTTTTGCAGATGCTGCAGGAGGAGGGACAACATGAACCGTACTGAAACACTGGCTGTTATGTCCATCCTCAAGGCCGCTTATCCAGCGTACTACCGGGACATGAAGCGGCAGGATGCCGAAGCAGTGGTAAACCTGTGGTCGGAGATGCTGGCAGACTACCCTGCTGACCTTGTAGCAGCGGCGGTTAAGACCCACATTGCCAGCGATCGCAAGGGGTTCCCTCCACACATTGGGGCTATCATAGCCGCTATTGGTGAGATCAACAGACCGGCGGAACTCTCCGAGGGGGAAGCGTGGGCGATGATTGCAAAGGCATTGCGAAATGGCGGCTACGGCAGCGAGCAGGAATTTGCTGCATTGCCGGAGACGCTGCAACGGCTTGTAGGCCATCCGGCACAGCTCCGTGAGTGGGCGATGATGGATGCTGGGACGGTACAAACGGTTGTCCAATCAAACTTCCTGCGATGCTACAGGGCAAGGATGGAGAGCGAGAAACGGCTGGCTGCAATGCCATCGGAAATCCGAGCGAAACTGACAAACGCTGCGAACCAGCTACCGAGCTTTGACATTGCGCTGGCGCAGCGGACGATGGAGGAGAATGCATGAGTGACAAGGTTGATGTTGCCGTAAAGCGATTACAGGAAGCGGCAGAAATGTCGCAAATGTTATACGAAAAACCGCTCGTTGTTGCATACAGCGGAGGAAAGGACAGCGACACGATTTTGCAACTGGCGAGGATTGCAAAAATACCGTTTGAGGTGCTCCATAGTCATACGACCGTCGACGCTCCTGAAACTGTTTACCATGTCCGCAACAAATTTCGGGAGTTGGAACTCGCAGGCATCAAATGCGACATCGACTATCATGTTCGCCCGGACGGGACAAGGACAACAATGTGGAACCTAATCACGAAAAAGCTGATGCCACCCACGAGAATTGTAAGATACTGCTGCGCTGAACTCAAGGAGGGGGGCGGAAATGACCGGTTTATCGTTACTGGGGTAAGGTGGGATGAAAGTAACGCACGAAAAAAGAACCGTGGGATATTGGAGGTCATAGCAAGCAAACGGGAAAATAAGATTGTTTTGTCAAATGACAATGATGAGGATCGTAGGCTTTTCGAAACCTGCCAAATGAAAGGGAAGCGTGTCGTTAACCCAATCGTTGATTGGACAACAAGAGATGTTTTAGATTTTTGTTCGGAGAACAAGGTGAGACTTTGCCCTCTGTACGCCAATGGGTGGAGACGGGTCGGTTGTGTCGGATGCCCGATTGCTCGAACATCAATGAGATATAACGAGTTTGCTCAATATCCGACATACAAAAAAGCCTACATCGCAGCATTTGACAGGATGATCGAGGAGAGAAATCGGCGAGGGAAAATTGAGGGGAAAATGATGCGTTGGTATACCGGCGTTGATGTATTCCACTGGTGGATGGAGGACGGCATACTTCCAGGGCAAACCGTCCTTCCGGGATTTGAGGAGGACGCGTGAAAATCACTATCCCAGAAATCCCACCATCGCTGAATAAATACGCTGGTCGGGCCAATGCATGGGACTACCGAGCGGAAAAGCAGCGCTGGCTGCAGCTGTTTGTTGCATACTGCCCCAAGTGCAAACCAATGGACAAGGCCATAGTTACCATAACCTACTACTTTCCAACACGCCACCGGCACGACCCCGATAACTACAATGGCAAGATGCTGATGGACGGCCTGACCGACCGAGGAGTGATCGCAGACGACAGCTTTGACCATGTGGAATTAAGGCTGCGGGGAGAGTACGACAGACAAAATCCGAGGACGGAAATAACAATCGAGGAGGTTTTGGAGTGATAGCAGAAGATGCGAAAAAAGAGAAAGACCACATGACCCCGCGTGAGAGAGCGGAATTCACCCGGCGGTGGAACGCTGCCGTGGAGAGAATCAGAAAAGCGACAGGAGGTGGAGAAGATGCCGTCAGCGGAACGGATTGCGCTGGTTGAAAGACTGGTGCGGGAAAACAAGTCGAATAAGGAAATCGCAGAAATATTGGGCATCAAGCAAAGCTCCGTCCGCTCGACCATCGTCAAGTGCGGTGTGGAACGAGATAAGAACAGGCCGTGCAAGATGTGCGGGAAGCCTATAGGGACTGTAAACCCGAAGGCGATGTACTGCAAAGAGTGCGGGAGAAAGATGAAGTCGGAGTACGCAAGGAAAAGCGCACAAAGGAACATGGTCGAGGTGACCTGCGGATACTGCGGGAAGAAGTTTTTCGGCCATGAAGCTGCAAAGTTTTGCTCCAAGGTCTGCTACCAGAAGGCCGTGTCCGAGGGCAAGTACAACAAGGTTGAGAACCGCATCAAGCGGAAGCCGGGGAAAATCGACATCGAGATCCGCATCTGCGGTAAGACAAACGACCTCATGGAGGATGTCGACTACTACGAGGCCAGAGAGATATGGCGCAAGGGCTGGCTTGGCCGTGGCTACGCTGCGCTAGTGACCGTGGACGGCAAGCTGCTCGACACGATACCAAAAGTGACAAAATTTTTCGGCTTTAGGGGGTAAGGATATTGAAACATTGGCTTGCGGTAATACTGATCGTTGTGTTTGCAGGGATGCTGCTGTGGTATATGGGATGGCAGTACATATTGGCACAACAGTCGATGGCACGGGCGGAGGTGACCGCCGAAGAAGCTGCGGAGCGAGAACAAGCCGCCTACTACAAAGGCTGGCAAGACTGCAAGCAATATTATCTTGAGAAGTTTGGAGGCGCAGAATGGACGCAGTAAAGTTTTTTGAGGAGTATAAAAGAATGTGCGATAGCATTGACTCGTGTGATTCGTGCCCTGCGAGTGGACAATGCTTGTATGATGATACGATTCAAAACTATGCTGGTGTTGTTGCCATTACAGAGAAATGGTCGAAGGAGCACCCACGCAAGACAAGGCAGGACGTGTTTCTGGAACAGTGGCCTGAAGCGGAAATTGATAAAAGTGGGTGTTTGATGCTATGCCCGCTGACCGTTTCTGCTGAACACCGGGACAGACACGGGGAGTGTACAAATCTGGTGTGTTCTGGCTGCCGTCGTAAGTTCTGGATGCAGGAGGTAGAGGACGAAAACAAAATAGAATGTCGGCAATGTCAGTATCTTATGTTTTCAGACTGTTATGGCGAGTGTTCCAAGGGGAACATCTCCGGAGCTGTCAAACCGCATTTTTCCTGTGGTAAAGGCGTGGCTAGAAACGACACTTTGTCGGTAAAGGAGGAAAAGAAATGAAAGGGATTGTAATCACCACAAAGAACGAGATGCGGGTGCAGGAGTTTTCCGAGCCTGCACACCGGAGCATTGGCGATGCTGTTGGAGGATGGATTGAGGTCGTCCACCCGAAGCGACTGGAATACCCGTATTGCATGGTGGTAAACGAAGAAGGAGTTCTTCGCAAGCTCCCGATAAACTCCTTCGGCAGTTTTCTTTATGGGACTGATACACACGGATGGCCTATTGCTGGGAATGCTGTGTTGATGAAAGAAGGCTATAACAGCGATGGGGAGCTTGATATATTAGGGCTTGACGAACAGGATATTAAGCACCTGTGCGATATGGTATCCGCCGTGAGCAGCGGAGAGATTAAGCTGGAACAGGAGGCTGATGATAATGGCTACAAAGAGAGTGTGTGACCGCTGCGGTGCGGAGATCAATCCGCCCAACTCTGTCACCTATGCCGGTATTCGGCGTGTCAAGAACGACATAAGCGACACCGACTGCGAACTGTGTGTCTCGTGTGCGAACAAATTGCGGAAGTGGCTCAATGGAGAGGAGGAGAACAATGGAACGACTGACGAGAAGAAGTGACACAGGACACGCATATTACCCGCGCTGCTTTGAGGAGCCGTGCATCGGTGCTGGGTGCAAAATCAAGGACTGCCTGCTTGACGACATAATCTGCGACCGCCTCGCCGCCTACGAGGACACGGGGCTTGAGCCGGAGGAAGTTCTGCCGAAAGATAAGGCAGACGAGATCGCGTTGAAGCTGATGCGTCTTGTTGATTTGGAGAGCATTTGCAGCTACACCCGCTTGCGTGAGCTGGCCGAGGCAGACAAGGACGAGCGCGTGGTGGTGCTGCCGTGCAAGGTGGGCGATGTTGTGTACGGATTCCACGGGGAAAAGACCATATTGCCGATGGTGGCAAAATGGATCGAAACGAACACTGACGGATGGTGCATTGAAGTACAATACGCGCCAATGGCCCCAAGGTTTTATCGGTTTTCCGATTTTGGCAAGACCGTATTCCTGACCCGCGAGGAGGCGGAGAAGGCATTGGAGGCGATGAAATGAAGCTGACCATCATCTTCAAGGACGAGTTTGAGGAACACATGAAAAAACACTTCGGGTCTTTCACAAATCCGCAGGTATATGACGTAAAGTCCGTACACGTGGAAGGCGCGTATCTATGCTCCCCAATTTCGGACGCGGCTCGCTGGCGTATGGCTTATATTTCCAGATTTTACTGTGAGGAGGGCTGAAAATGGCTGAATACATTGAGCGTAGTGTGGCGATTGCAAAGTTGACCGCCTTGGAAGTAACCGAACCAAACGCTACAATGGCAGATGCAAAACGAGTGCTGGCAGATATTCCTGCTGCCGATGTTGCCCCGGTGGTGCATGTGAGGATAAGGAGGATAAAATGAGTCTGTTTTCTGATTATGAAGCAGAATATGGGTTTGAAAGAGATTTTCCCTTTGGCGTTCCAAGTAGTACATGGAAAACGAAAGACGGTAGAAAAATTAAAGTGTCTCAAATGACAGAACAACATATTAAAAATTGTATGCGATTAGTTGGAGAAGATGATGGATGGTATGGCGTGTTTTGCAAGGAATTAAAAAGGAGGGATTGCGATGCGGCTTATTGATGGTGACGCTTTGATTGAAAAATTTAACGAAAAGACCGACATGGCAGAATGTCTTGTTGACGCAAGAACGGCAGAACGATTTGCAACTTTTTGTGCGCTTGCTGATGCGGTGGAGGAAATGCCCACCGTAGACGCAGAGGTCGTGGTGCATGGGCAGTGGGGCACGGGACGATTCAATTTGGAAACGGGAAACTATGAGGAGCAATGCACCTGCTGCCGGAATTTCTCGAAAGAGTACGGCAAGCCTTACTGCCCCAACTGCGGTGCAAAGATGGACGAAAAGGAGGCTGTCTATGATTAAGCCATACATAAAAAATGAAACTGCAGTGGATATTATCTGTAGTCTCTGCGACAGAATGTATCCGGGAATGGACTGTGAGCCTGCCGACTGTGAGTGGATGAAGATGCTGGCGGAGGAAGCTGTTGATGCGGTGCCGGTGGTCAGATGCAAAGACTGCGAATACAGCTACGATGAAATAAGCTATCTGTGCTGTTCCCACGGCGTTTGCGTTGATTGCGAAATGCCGCCGAACTTCTACTGCGCATACGGAAAAAGGCGGGCGGAAAAGGAACCGCCGGAGGAGGGAGATGAATGACAGACTACAAAAAAGTCTGCAAGTGGGAGCTTGGTAAGTATTACGAAAAGCTCATGGCCATCGACAGCCTGCAGGACGAGATCGATATGCTGACTGCCAGAATGGAGGGCATCAGGTCGCCCAAAATGGACGCCACACCTGTGCAGGGCGGCAGCTCGACCGCAGAGGAGCGTATCATAAACGCCATCTGCAATAGGAACAACCTAACCGTCAATCACGAGCTGGTTAAGTGGCAAGTGCGGCAGATGGATCGTGGTCTGTCTATCCTGACCGACCAGCAGCGCAGGATACTTGAGGTGGCCGTCATGCGGCGTGAGCACAATGCCATCGATAGATTGTGTGACGAGCTGCACATCAGCAGGTCGGAGCTGTACCGTAGGATGGACGAGGCCATCAAGAGATATACTATTTGCCGATACGGTGTGACCGAGCTGTAAATCTTGGGACAAATTCGGGACAAAATTACGGCTAACATAGTGTATAATAATAGTGTGGTCAAGCACACATTCTCTCCTTTTCACAAACCTCCTTGACAAAAACTTTCCCCGCAGTTTTGGCTTCGGCATTTTCCATGGGGACACAAAAAGAGCAAGCATTTCTGCCTGCTCTTTTTTATTGCGATGGCTACCAAGATAGTTTCCTCAAAAAGTCGATGTCTGACCATGACAGCCCATATTTTTGCTTGATATCTTTTACGGAAACGCAGTTGGATTCATATGCTGGGATCTCGGATAAGCGCTTGACTTCGTTGTCTGTGAGATTGTCGAAGATGTCGCAGAGCTTTAATCGGCTTTGGTAAAGATCCTTCGACCTATACACGCCATATGCTTCGTCCCAATCTTTCGCAGGGGCCGCATTTTCTTCGATCTCTTCAAGTCTCGCAAGGCAGCTCTTCCGGATTCTCTCGCAAGCCTCTGAACGGACATTCCTGCTTTTTTCTGCTGCCTGCTCAATCAGCGATTCGATAACTGCCGACATCGTACAACCCTCCTTTTCAGCGAGTGCAGAAAGCGCGTTTTTCGTTTCCCCTGAAACTCTTACATGAATGATTTCTGTTTTGTTCATTGTTATGCCTCCTTAATCTTCAACGATTGTAAACACACTTTTAGGGATCCAAGTAGTCCAACCCTTTACGGATCCATCGATAGCGCCGGAAGAAAGGCGAACCTTCATCGCTTTTTCGCTCTCGCCGAGAACTTCTTCAACGTTTACGAAAACACAGCCGTCCTCTTCGTATCTGGTACCGAGATCTGGATTTCTGCGGGTATAGTCGATAAACACATTATATGCCTTTGCGGTATCCTCGGTTTTGTCGTAAAACCAAGATTTAAGCTTAATCTCCATGTTTGTTCCTCCTTGTGATTGGCTTCCTTTACTGTCTTTATCATATCATATGTATATACATTTGTCAACACAAAACAGCGCTGATTTCAATTTATAATGCACAAAGTTCAAAAGATAAATTTAGCATATTGCACAAAAGGAGGTAAAAACCATTGGATTTGATATGCCACAGGCTGCCGGGAAAGGCCGCAAAGATATATCCCGTATCGGATGTGCATCTTGGCAGTATTCTGCACGACAAAACAGGATGGGAAAACTTCTGCCGCCGTGTGGAAGCAGAGGATGCCTATGTGATCCTCGGCGGGGATTTAATCAACAACAATACCCGCCATGCCGCAGGCAGCCCGTTTGAGGACTATCTGCGACCGAGGGAGCAGAAAAAGATGATGGTGGAGATGCTGACACCGATTAAAAACAAGATTTTGTGTGCGGTATCCGGCAATCACGAGGCAAGGACGGCCAAGGACACAGACCAAGACATCATGGGCGATATCATGTGCAAGCTGGACTTGGAGGACAGATATGCAGAGGATGTGGCATTTGTCAAGCTACAGCTTGGGACACGCACCAACAGGGACTCATCGCTGGTATCCTACACGATGGCCGTAACGCACGGCTCCGGCGGCGGAATATATATAGGTGCAACAGTCAATCGCAACGAGAGATTTGCAAACACCATCGAGGGCATTGACGCATTGATAGTAGGCCATACCCACAAAGGGACGGTATCCAAGCCCAAAAAGATCGTAGTAGACAGCAAAAACAACAAGGTGACTACAAAGCAATTAGTAGTAGTAAGCTGCACAGCATGGCAGCATTACGGCGGTTACGCAGCACGCAAGATGCTACTCCCCAGCAGCGAGAGCGATGCAGAGCAGCCACAGACATTGCTGTTAGGCTGTAACAAGCATGGCGACAAGCGTATCACGGTGGTGTGGTGATAAGATATGGTAGCCCGGCATAGTAGACACCGGGAGGGACAGGGCGAGTAATGATGTTCGATTACAATTCGCAAAAATGGAAAAGGAAGCGTCTGCAAATATTAAAGCGAGACGGCTATATGTGCCAGCACTGTAAGAGGTATGGCAAAGCAGCACCGGCAACAACCGTCCACCACATCCAACACGCTGACGAGTACCCAGAGATGGCCTTTGCCGATAAAAATTTAATTAGTCTCTGCGAGGGATGCCACAACAAACAGCACCCGGAAAAGGCTGCGGCGGCAAGGGGCCGTTACTGATACCCCCCCTATCCGTTGCGCCTTCCGCCTCTATATAGGGACCGGCGAGGGGAACTCTTTCCAACTCTAGTTGATATTTTTAAGAAGGGGGAAGCCATGAAAAGAGAAAAATGGATCGAAACGATAGAAAAACAGATGGAAAAGCTAGGCACGGCTGACCCATCTTATCAATCTGCGGTCGAAACGCTTGCAGACATTTTGGAGCAACGGGACAAGACCAAGGCTGAATTCAAAAAGTCCGGCGGAATGTCCGTCATCGAATACACGAACAAGGGGAATGCCACAAACATGGTGAAGAACCCTTTGCTGATCTTGTGGGACGACCTGAACAAAAGCGCATTGGCATACTGGCGTGAATTGGGGCTTACTCCATCGAGTTTCAGGAAGATGACAGGCGGCGCAAAGGAGAAGGAGGAAAAGGGCGGACTTGCTGCTGCCCTTGCAAGCCTTGAAAAAGATTAAAGGTAAGAATTGGCCAATAGTGCAGGAGTATGCCGAAAGCATCCAGGACGGAAGGAAGGTCGCTTGCAATGAACTGCGTCAGGCGGTTGACCGATTTTTCGCAGACCTTGAAAGTGACGAGTATGACTTCGAAACGAAAGGGCCGGAGTTTTGCATCCAAATCATTGAAAAAACACTTTGCCATCAGCAAGGCGAAAAGCTGGACGGGACACCGCTTCGTGGGAAGCCGTTTCTTCTTGAGCCGTTTCACAAATTCATCATCTACAATCTTTTAGGGTTTAAGCTGAAAGGCACTGATGTGGTGCGGTTCCATGAAGCCCTTATTTTTATACCAAGAAAGAACATCAAGACGAGCTTTGCCGCATCGCTTGCTTGGGCGCTTTCGCTGTGGTATAGGCGGTCGGGGTCAAAGACTTACATTTCGGCTGCTGCCTTGATGCAGTCCCTTGAGAGTTTCAACTTCCTCGATTACAACATCCGATTGATGGGCGAGGACGAGAAGCATGGCGGCTCCATCAAGATCATCGACAACAACAACGAGCACTCGATGGATGCGGAGCTTGCGGACGGTTCGTTTTTCATCCGGGCGCTGGCGGCAAACCCGGACGCACAAGATTCGCTGAACTGCAACATCGCCATCTGTGACGAAATCCACGCTTTCACGAAGCCGAAGCAGTACAACCTTTTCAAAGAGGCGATGAAGGCATACACAAACAAGCTGTTGATAGGGATATCGACCGCCGGTGACAATGAGCAAGGATTCCTTGGCCAAAGGTTGCAATACTGCCGTAAGATTTTGGACGGTACCATAAAGGACGAACAGTATTTTATTTTTATCTGCTGTGCAAATCCCGATGAGGATGGGAACATCGATTATACAAACCCGGCCGTCCACGAGATGGCCAACCCAGCTTACGGCGTATCGATCCGACCGGAGGAAATCTTAAACGACAGTTTGCAGGCGCAGAACGATCCGCAGCAGCGCAAGGACTTTTTCGCAAAGTCGCTCAATGTGTATACAAGCGCCATCAAGTCTTACTTTAACATCGACGAATTTCGTCGAAGCGACGCAAAGTATAACTGGACTATCGACAAGCTGGCGAAGCTGCCGATTGACTGGTACGGCGGCGCTGACCTTTCGAAGATGCACGACCTAACGGCGGCTGCGCTTTTCGGGAATTACAACGGCGTTGATATCGTGGTAAGTCACGCATGGTTCCCGGTCGTTCAGGCGCACGTAAAAGCAGACGAGGATGGCATCCCGTTATTCGGCTGGGCCGATGATGGGCTATTGACAATGTGCAACAGCCCAACTGTCAACCACGCTGATGTAGTCAACTGGTTTGTTATGATGCGTCAAAAGGGCTTCCGCATCCGACAGGTTGGCCATGACCGAAAATTCTGCCGTGAATATTTCATCGGCATGAAATCGGCAGGATTTAATATCATCGACCAGCCACAGTATTTTTACAAAAAATCGGAGGGCTTCCGGCATCTTGAGCAAAGCGCCAAAAACGGAACGCTGTACTATATGCATTCAGAAGCATACGAGTATTGCGTTGGAAATGTTTCTGCCATCGAAAAAACCGACGATATGATCCAGTACGAAAAAGTAAGACCGACAAACCGAATTGACGTGTTCGATGCTTCTGTTTTCGCAACGGTGCGATATTTGGAGGCTTTGGATAAATCAAAAGCAGCAAAGAAATGGTGGGGTGATAAATGAGTAGCTTCTTCAAACGCTTCCGCTCTCGGGATAAGCCCCAGAGCAGAGTATGTATGTGTGATGTACAAGGATGGAAAGACATGACCTGCTCCGGCTATACGGATTTGTCTCATAACCCGGAGATTTGTGCAGCTGTTGACAGGATCGCATCGCTGATCGGCAGCATGACAATCTACCTGATGCAAAATACCGACGGCGGAGATGTGCGTGTCAAAAACGGGTTGTCCCGTGTGGTCGATATCGAGCCGAACGAATACATGGGCCGGTCTAATTTCATCCAATGGATCGTAAAGACGATGCTTTTGGACGGGCGTGGGAATGCCGTTGTTTTGCCGAAGACGAGAAAGGGCCTGTTGAAACGGCTTGACCCAATCCCGTCTGCGTTTGTGTCTTTCGTCGAGTACGGCGAAAGAAGTTACAAAATCAGCATCAGCGGAAAAGAATACGACCCGAAGGATGTTTTGCACTTTGCAATCAATCCAGATAGCTATTACCCGTGGAAAGGCACAGGGTACAGCATTGCGCTGGCCGATGTAGCAAACAATTTGAAACAAGCGGCATCCACGGAAAAGGGTTTTATGCAAAGCGAGTGGAAGCCGTCGCTCATCGTCAAAGTGGACGCAATGATTGACGAGTTTTCAAGCCCGGAAGGTCGTGCAAAACTTCTTGACGAATTTGCATCGTCAAACAAAGCCGGTGAGCCTTGGCTCATTCCGGCGGAGCAATTCTCGGTTGAGCAGGTACGACCGCTTACCCTATCCGACTTGGCGCTGGCAGACTTCGTAAAACTGGATAAGACAACGGTGGCAACCATACTTGGTGTGCCGCCTTTTGTTTTGGGGGTCGGAGAGTTTAAGCGTGACGAGTGGAACAACTTTATCTCCTCCCGCATCATGCCGGTGGCGCAGATATTGGAGCAGGAATTCAGCCGCAAGCTGCTTTACTCCCCCGATTTCTTTTTCCGCTTTAACGTCAGGTCGCTCTACAACTACTCGCTTGAGGAAACCATCAAGGCAGGTGCGGAGATGGTTGACAGAATGGCTATGACCAGAAACGAGTGGCGAAGCTGGATCGGGTTGCCTCCGAGCGAGGGAATGGACGAGCTGCTTGCGCTTGAAAACTACATCCCGGTCGACCGGCTCGGCGACCAGAAAAAACTAAACGGAGGAGGTGAGTAAATGCAGAGACAGGCTATTTGTCGTAGCGGAGAATTTAAGACGAGAGCAGACGACGGGAAACTGTACATTGAAGGCTATTTTGCAACATTTACGGGCGAATACCGAATGTGGGACAAAGCAATCGAGCGTGTTGACCGTGGCGCTTTCGACGACACACTCGGCGATGACATCAGGGCGCTTTTGAACCATGACACTACTATCGTGCTTGGTCGCACCACCTCCGGGACGCTTACTCTCCGGGTGGATGAACTGGGGCTTTGGGGCTCCATCTTAATCAACCAAGCAGACCAAGACGCTATGAACGCTTACGAGCGTGTTAAGCGTGGAGATGTGTCCCAATGCTCTTTCGGATTTGACATCCTCGACGAGGAATACGAAATTCGGGACGATGGCACGACCATCTGGACGATCAAAAAAGTCAAGCTGTATGAGGTTTCGGTGGTCACTTTCCCCGCCTATGAAGATACGATGGTCGAGGCGAGAAAAAAGGACCTTGAAAAAATCAACGGGCGAAAGCTCGAACAATGGAGAAATGAAACCATCAAAAAACTGAAAAGAAAGGAGTGCTGACGATGGCACTGAAAGCAATTATGATTGCCAAGAAACTTGAGATGAAGCGTGCGGCGTTTGACGAGCTCGTGGCCAAGGATGCCAAGTTTGAAACCCGCTCCGCAGAAATCGAAAAGGCAATCGGCGAAGCAAAGACCGAGGATGAGCAGAAGGCCGTAGAGGAAGCCTTGGAGAAATACACCGAGGAAGAAGCTGCTCACAACGAAGAAAAGGAGAAACTCTCCGCAGAGATCAAGGGGCTTGAGAAAGACCTCGAAGACGCAGAGAAAGACCAGCCCGAACCCAAGGGCGAGCCGGAACCCAAAAAGAAAGACGAAAGGAATGATTTTACCATGAACACTATCAACATTCGCTCCCTCCCCATGAATGTACGTGCCTTTGACGCTCTCCCCAAAGAACAGCGTGATGCTATCGTAGCCCAGCCCGATGTGCAGACCTTCTTTGCGGAGCTGCGTAACGCTTCCCGCAGCAAGAGAGATATTACCGGCGGCGAGCTGACTATCCCTGTTGTATTCCTCGACCTCATTGCAGAGAATATGTACCGCTATTCCAAGCTGATGCGACGCATCCGCATCCGCAATGTCAATGGTGAAGCCCGTCAGACTATTGCCGGTACCGTTCCCGAGGCCGTTTGGACTGAAATGTGCGGCGCTATCAATGAGCTGACCTTCGGCTTTAACCAGATTACCCTTGATGGCTTCAAGGTTGCCGGTTATGTTCCTGTTTGTAACTCTCTGCTGGAGGACAACGATGTAAACCTCGCTTCTTGGATCGTCGAGATGCTGTCCGAGGCTATCGGCCTTGCCAAGGATAAGGCCATCCTGTATGGTAAGGGCGCTGGCCAGAAGATGCCCCTTGGTATCGTAACCCGTCTGGCGCAGGAAAGCAAACCCAGCGATTACCCGGCCAATTCTCCTGCTTGGGTTGACCTGCATACCTCCAATGTTATCACGATCCCCACCGATTCTACCGGTGAGGCTTTCTGGGCTGCACTGGCTGTTGCCGCCGGAAACACCTTCACCCGCTATTCCCGTGGCGAGCGCTTCTGGGCGATGAACAGCAAGACCCTTGCTACTCTGCAGTCCAAGGCTATCCTTGCTACCGCCCTGGGTCGTTATGTCACCTTTGACGGCATGACCATGCCCATCATCGGCGGTGATGTTGAAATCCTCGAATTCATCCCCGACGGCGACATCGTTGGCGGCTACGGCAACCTGTACCTGTGGGCGCAGCGTTCCGGCATGACCATCGAGGCATCCAGAGAGGTTCAGTTCATCCAGGACAACACCGTATTCCGTGGCAAGGAGCGTGCCGACGGTATGCCCGTTATCCCCGGCGCATTTGTTGCCATCAACATCAACGGCGCTTCCGTGACTACCTCTATGGTATTTGCGGCAGATACCGCAAACAACGCCAAGCTGTCCGGGCTGACCGTTGGCAGCATGGCCTTGAGCCCTGCGTTTGACAGTAACGTATTGAGCTACTCCGCCAATGCCACCGCTGCTACCGCTGCCGTGACCGCCACTCCCGAGATGGCCGGTGCACAGGTTGCCATCTCCTACAACGGCGCCAATGTCAAGAACGGCGGCACTGTTACTTGGCTGGCTGACGGCAAGGCCCACCCGCTGACCGTGACCGTGAAGAACGGCAACGAAGTGATGGTTTACACCGTCAACGTGACCAAAGCATCCTAAAGGGGGTTAAACTATGACAGATGCTGATATCCTTGTGATTTTGAAAGTGGATTTACAGCTTTCCACAGATGCGCTCGACAATTACTTGCTTGCGCTGATAGCATCTGCCAAAGAGTACATCTCCACCGAGGGCATCGTGCTTTCCACCGGCACCGGCGACGCTATGCTGGTGGAAATGTACGCTGCCTATCTCTACCGGCAGCGCCGGGAGAAAGTGGTGGCGATGCCCCGAATGCTCCGCTGGGCGCTTAATAACCGTTTGATGGAACAAAAGGCGGGTGATCGGGTTGGATGATATCATCACGCTCATCAACCAAACTTTTGCACAGGACGAAATCGGAGTAGAGATTGCCACGGAGACAAAAACGCCAGTTTGGGCGCATCTGCGGTCTGCAACCCGTGCGGAATTCTTTTCCGCAGGTCAAAGCGGACTGCAGCCGTCTCTTGTGGCGGTTACTCCTATCGCCAACTATGCAGGGCAGAAATTAGCCGAGTGGCGAGGTACACGCTATTCCATTTATCGTACCTATTTTGCAGATGGCGGCGACGAAATCGAACTCTACCTTGAGGAAAAGGTGGGCGTTGATGAAGACGATTAAACCGGATGAATTGGCAACGGCAATCCTGTCCGAACTGAAAAACTATGACCAGGCCGTTACGGATGGCGTAAAAAAAGAGGTTCGGCAGGTGGCAAAGGAATGCCGCCAAGACATTGTGACCGGCAGCCCGGTACAGACCGGCGATTATAAGGCCGGTTGGCGTGACAAGGTCGCATATGAGAGCTACAGCGATATCCGTATGCGAATTTTCAACAAAACGGATTACCAGCTCACGCACTTGCTGGAACATGGTCACGCAGGCCCAGGCGGAACCGCAAAAGGCTCTGCCCGCCCATTCCCCCACATCGGCCCAGCGGAGCAAAAGGCAGAGCAGAAACTATTAACCCGTGTAAAGGTGGTGATTAAGAAAGGATGACACTGCAAGAGGTCAATTCCCTGTTAAAACAGACGAGGATGCCCGTAGCTTACGGTTACTTCAATAAGCCGCAAAAGTTACCGTATATCCTCTATCGCGTCTCCTACTCCAATAATTTTGGCGCTGACAATGTGGTGTATCACCCCATCAACCATATACAGGTTGAGCTTTACACAAAAGATAAAGACCTAACAGCAGAGGGCAAAGTCGAACAGGCTTTGTCCTCTCTGTTTTGGCAGAAGTCCGAGAGTTACATTGAGGATCAACAGTGTAACCAAGTAGTTTATGAAATCGAGGTGTAAAAATGGCTGATAAAGTTAAATTCGGTATCTCGAATGTCCATTACGCTATCCTCGACGGGGAAAATAACACCTACGGCACTCCCGTAGCCATCCCCGGCGCAGTTAGCCTTTCTTTGGAGCCTTCCGGCGATACCACCCCGTTTTATGCGGACAACATCCAGTATTTTGTGGCCGTGGCGAACAGTGGCTACACCGGCGATCTCGAAGTCGCCGTTTTCCCCGAAGCATTCCTCAAGGATGTTTTTGGGTACACTCTTGACACCACCAGCAAGGTGATGATCGAGAATGCAAACATTCAGCCCAAGTCTTTCGCCCTGCTGTTCCAAGAGGAGGGCGATGTGAACGGGACGAAGTTTGTTCTTTACAACTGCACCTGCACTCGGCCTACCCGTGAGCTGAACACCACGACCGAGAGCGTAGAGCCGCAGACGCAGACCGTCAGCATCACCGCTTCCCCGCTGGCCAATGGCAACTCCCTTGCCTACACTACGGCGGAGACCCCGGAGGCGACCGTGAACGGCTGGTACACCGCCGTATTCACTCCGACGACTGGAGGCTGAAATGAACAAAGTAATCGAGATCGACGGAAAAAGCGTAGGGTTGTGCGCTAATGCGCTGACCCCACGCATCTACCGCCACAGGGTAGGTCGGGACATTGTACGTGACCTGCAAAAGCTACAAACGGCAGCGACATCCGAGGACGGTTCTTTTTCCGTAAGCGATCTTGAAATCTTTGAGGATGTCGCTTTTATCATGGCTCGGCAATATGACGGGTCCATCCCGGACAATGTTGACGAGTGGCTGGAGCAGTTTGAGATGTTTTCCATCTATAAAGTGCTCCCTGCCATTTTGGAGCTTTGGAGCCTGAACAACAAGACTACCGCTGTTCCAAAAAAAAAATAAAACAAACCGTGCGTGAGCCCACCGGGTCAACCTTTATGCTCCGCTGCGCTGAACTCGGGTTATCCGATGAAGCGCTGGAGGACATGACCTGCGGAATGGTCTACGATTTGATGATCGAAAAGGCCAACGACGCAGAACAGTATGCCATAAAGGGCAGACCCGGCGGCTTGCGTGATTTCTTCGCAGGAGGTGGTAAGATTGGCTGAAAACGTTAAAGGCATCGTTGTTGAAATCGGCGGCGATACAAAGGGATTGTCAAAAGCGATCAGCTCGCTGAACAGCGAAATCCGTGGAACGCAATCGGAGCTTAATAAAGTCAATCGCCTGCTGAAACTCGACCCGACTAATATTGACCTGCTCAAACAAAAGGAGCAATTGCTCGGGGAACAAATCAAAAATACAGAAAACAAGGTTGAAAGCCTCCGAAACGCCAAAAAGAAAGCGGATCAGGAAATGGCGGACGGCACGGAGATCAACCAAAAACAATACCGTGAGTTAGTCCGGGAACTGACCAGCGCCGAACTAAAGCTGAAAGACCTACAGGCCGAAGCGTCCAGGAGCCGTGCGGCGCTTGCACAGGTTTCAGCGGTTACCGGCGAAATAGCAGAAAAGTCCGGGAACATTGCAAAGAAGTTTGCACCGGCGTCTTTGGCCTTTGCAGGCGCAGGAGTGGCAGCCACAAAAGCGGCTGTAGAATTTGAAAGCGCCTTTGCTGGCGTTGAAAAAACAGTAGACGGCACTACAGAGCAGCTTGCGGCACTCCGGCAGGGCATATTGGACATGGCAGAAGAAATTCCTGCGTCCACTACGGAGATTGCGGCGGTTGCGGAAGCTGCTGGACAGTTGGGTATTGCCACCGATGATGTCCTTGACTTTACCCGCGTTATGATCGACTTGGGCGAAGCAACAAACCTTTCCGCTGATGAAGCTGCCTCTGCACTTGCCAAATTTGCCAACATTACCGGAACGACCGCTGATGAATACTCCAAACTCGGCAGTACCATCGTTGACCTTGGCAATAACTTTGCCACAACAGAGCGCGATATTGTTGAGATGGCTACACGCCTTGCGTCTGCTGGTACAGTTGCCGGGTTGTCCGAACAGGATATCCTTGCATTGTCTACCGCAATGTCCTCTGTTGGCATCAACGCAGAGGCAGGCGGTACGGCAATGACCCAAACAATGACCGCAATAAGCAAGGCTGTGTCTGCTGGCGGTGATGATCTTGAAACATTCGCAAAGATCGCTGGTGTATCTGCTTCTGAATTTGCAGATATGTGGGGCAATGAACCGATAGACGCAATCAGTGCTTTCATCGGCGGGCTTGGGAAGATGAACGAAAATGGAGAGGACACAATCTCCGTATTGGATGAATTGGGGCTCTCCGGGATTCGCCAGTCCAATATGCTTCGTGCGTTAGCCCTTGCGTCCGATGTATTGGACGATGCTGTTACAACCGCAAATACTGCATGGGACGAAAATATTGCCCTCTCCAACGAGGCAAGCAAAAGATACGCAACGACCGAAAGCCAGATGAAAATGCTCCGCAATGGGCTCAATAACTTGGCTATTTCCATCGGTGATATCCTGCTGCCGATTATCAATAAAATCGTCGCAGGGCTTCAAAATGCAATCGAATGGTTTACAAATCTCGACGATGGGGTCAAAAAGACGATCCTTATTGTCGGTGGGCTTATTGCTGCGATCTCTCCGATTGCTGGAATTATATCTGGCATAACTGGGGCAATAAGCAAAATAACCGGTGATGTTATCCCGGCGCTGATAACGGCCATAAATTTCATAATTGCAAATCCTATCGTGCTGCTCATAGCGGCCATTGTAGGACTTGTTGCGCTGATTGCAACAAAAGGCGACGAGATACAAGCTATCCTCCAGCGTGTGGATGACTTCCTTCAGGGCGTATTTACGACGGATTGGTCGGAATCAGATCGGAAGAGCACACGTCTGAACTCCTCCAGCGTGTGGATGACTTCCTTCAGGTCATATTTACGACGGATTGGTCGGAATCGTTTGGAGTATTGGGGGAAATCTTAAATTTCTTCTTCGCAACAGTAAAATCCGTTTGGGATTCCATAAAGGCCGTTTTCGATGGGATTATTGATTTTATTCGTGGCGTTTTTACGGGAGATTGGGAAAGAGCATGGAAAGGTGTGCAGGAAATCTTTAAGGGAATCTTTACGGCGCTTGTTGCCATTGCAAAAGCACCCCTTAACGGCATCATTGCACTAATCAACATGGTCATTGACGCAATCAACTGGATGATAAACGGTCTGAATAAGATCCACTTTGATGTCCCTGACTGGGTTCCTGTTTTGGGCGGTAAGTCCCTCGGATTTAATATTCCGACCATCGGAAAGATTGCTTATCTTGCCAAGGGCGGCGTGTTGTCCTCCGGCAGCGCCATCGTCGGCGAAGCCGGGCCGGAGCTGCTTACCATGGCGGGTGGTCGTGCTCATGTAATGCCTCTTAACGGAAACGAGCGTGGTGGCATCACCATCGAAATGAACAACACATTTAACGGCTACGATAACGCAGCCGGTGAAGCTGCCGCAAGGAACTTGGTACAGGCGGTCAACCGTGCGCTTGGGAGGGCTTACTGATGAGAAAATTTAAGCTCAAGAACGGTGTCGGCGCCGAATGGGATTTGATGGACAAAACGGCGTACTTCAATGCGCCGGGTGGATTAGGCTTTGGCAAAACCTACTCCACCATCCAAGCCGGAAGCGCATGGCTGGTATCGGATGAATTCCTTAACCAGTATGCCGTGACAGGCGAAATGATATTCTTCGACTATTCCCGGTATCAGGCGTTTATTTCGTTCGTGACAAAAGGCCCGCTTTACCTGATGTATTCCCCGCTGGACACATGGTACAAAATCAAGTGCGAAGTGCAGTCTGCGGATAAGTCGGAGCTGAAATCCGGCTATTTGGCAGTACCGATTACATTCCTCTGCTTCGGGACTTGGCATGAAGCTGTTAAGATAACGCAAAGTCAAGCGCCAGACCAAGGGATTAAAAGGTATAGCTATACTTATCCTTATTATTACGCAGAAACAGCAACAGGAACTGCAAAAATAAGAAACGGGGATTTGGCATCACCGTGCAAGCTGCAAATCTTCGGCCCGGTCGTCAATCCTGCTTGGGCGCTTATCAAGGCCGGTACTCGTGTAGCGGTCGGAAAAGTAACCGCAACAATCCCTGACGGCCACAAACTCGTTGTTGATGCTGACCCTGCAACAATGGAGATCGCAGAGTATGCGCTCGACGGGACATACATCCAAAACCTGTACCAGTCCAGCGACTTTTCGACCGGAAGATTTATCTATGCTCCGCCGGGAGAAAGCACTTTGACATTTTCGCACGACGGCACGTCGGATATCGTAGCATATGTGGAGGTGGAGAAACTTGCATACTCTGTTTAAGTGCGAAGTATTCGCAAGGGATTTCACTTTCCGAAGTTTTGCTCCGATTGAAAGCCCGAAGATACAGTTTGACTACCTGACCGTAGAAAAAACTACTCTCCGGGCGGTTAAAATCGATGCAAAGAAAGGCGATTTTATCAGCGTGACCGACCAAAACGGGAATGTAGCTTATCAGGGGATCGTTGACGATGTGGAAACCGATAAAACGGGCGTAACGATTTCGGCGCAGCCTCTTATGTCGCTTTTTGACGCAGAGGTATATTTCGACCGCACGACCTCTGCAAAGATCGAGCCTTTTATTGCTTCGATCATCCGAGATAACTTTGTTTCTTCGGGAGATGCCTTGCAAAACATATCCGGTATGACGGTGGAAACGACCTCCGAAACGACGGGGGCACTCAACCTCAAGGACAACATCCACAGCTTTTACGAAATCATCACGAAATCGCTGACGGCTTACGGCGTGGCGGTCAACATGAGCTTTGACCCGCAGAAAAAGACGATCTCTGTTAAGGTCGGAAAGGTTAGCGAAACGGCGGTAATCGAAACAAATCTACAGGCCATCGTTGACAAAAACATTATCATCGGTGACAGTACCGGCCAGCTGAACAAGGTAACAATCTACAACAAGGCCGATGAGACGCAGCGCATAACCTACTATCTGCATCCTAACGGCAAGGTCGACACAAACAACACGGACAGAATTACACCTGTGTTTTTTGCGGCGCAGTTTTTGGAAACGGATATCAATTTTGAATCTGCTGCATACAAAAAGGCTTACGAAGCGTTAAGCCCGCAAAAGTATGACAACATGATCGAGCTGACTGCCCGCAACGACTGTGGCGTACTTGATACCTCGATGGCCATCGGCACAGAGGTTTTGGTCATTGATGGCGACAGTAGTTACAAATCTATCCTTACCGGCTATGCAAGGTCGCAGGATGTTACAAAAATGACCTTCGGCGTTGTCCGTACCGACCTTACCAAAATTTTGATCCTTGAAAGGAGGGCAAACGCATGATAACGCTGCTCCAGTATAACGCATCTATCGTCACACCGACGGATGATGCGTATCTGTACAACCACATTATCAACGACAGCGGCATCTTTACTGGCGTTGAGGTAACTACACAGGGTGGTAACATCATCAATGTTTCCGATGGCCGTGGTATAATCCTCGGTCGAAACTTTGTTGTGGAAGCCCAAACGATCAATGCGACGCTTCCGACCAGCGGCTCCGTCCCCGGAAGATTGCTTATCCAAATTGACATGGCAAACACCGAAGCGCCGATTGCTTTTGTGACGCAGGCAGCCGATCCGCTTCCGGCGCTGGTACAAGAGGACATCAATGCAAGCGGTACGGTTTATCAGCTGCCGATAGCAACTTTTACGGCACAGCCGACGATGGTTTCCGATTTGCAGTATGTTGCGCACACCATCAGCCCCGGTACTGTTTCGAGCTTTAACGGCCGCACCGGAGCGGTGACACCGCAAACCGGCGATTACACCGGCAGCCAAATCAAAATCCCCGGCTACAAGCAGGCAACCTCCCGGCAGAATGTAACCGCAACAGATACGGTAACGCAGGCAATCGGGAAAATGGAGTACAAAATAAACCGCACTTTTGTTGTTAAGCAAATCTCCCTCCCTGCCGCATCTTGGATGGGCGCAGAAAGTCCGTACAGCCAAACCATCAGCGGGCTTGGGACTACTGCAAACAGCAAGGTAGACATCCAAATGGATGCTACCTCCCTCGGCGTACTCATCGACAGCGGCACATCTGCGATATGGATGGAGAACAACAACGGAACGATTACGGCCAAATGCATTGGCGATAAGCCGAACGCAGACATGACCGTACAGGTTACGATTACGGAGGTAACAGCATGAGCGTAATTTATGGTAATCCAATTGTTACCAGCGGGGGGGGGGGGGTAAAACTCAACATTGATTACGGTACAAATCCTCCCTCTGATACCACCAAGCTATGGGTACCATTGGCAACAAAGCCGAGTGCTGTGGAGTGTAGTCCTGTATTGGAGTATGGGAGCAATTCTATTGTAAGCTATGGTTCGGTTGGGACGCAAATAAATAAGGCACCTGGATATCAAAACTGCCTTGTTGGTGATTGGATATATTTTTTGGGGCCATTTTTGTACGATGCGAACAATGTTTATACTTCAAAAGCAATAAGAAGATACAACGTGAAAACATTGGAGCTTGAAACCGTGCAAGTTGTTAATACCAATCTAGTCCAATCCTATGGATATCAGCAGCTGTGCGGATGTGCTGCAAATGGTGTTGTTTGTTTTTTTGGTGGTGTGTATTACGGCGGTGACTGGTCACAGTCTTCACGAATATTTTGCTACGACACAAACACTAAAGAGTATACAGAAATTAGCTCTTCAAGCTTATCACCAACCTCGAACTATTCTTGCTGTGCGGTAGGCGATAAAATTTTCTTGTTCGGTGGGTATAACGACCCAGCATCACTGTATTCACAAACCGCTTATGTTTTTGATACCGTATCGAAGACACTTCAACCAATTTCTGCGCGGCCCGGTGATGGGTGTTCTTGCTGTGCTGTTGGAGGGAAAATCTACACAATCGGTGGCAGAACTACATACAACGAAGTTTGGGCTCTTGATACAACGAAGCTTACGTGGGAAAAGAAGAAAGCAACACCAGGAGCGAACAACTACACCAATCTTACCCCATCGGTTGCATTTGGAAACAAGATATACTTGTTTGGGAATTCTACTTCTTCTAGTACTTCAAGCCGTAAAGTCACGATTTACGACACCGAGACTGACACCTTCACAGAAACGGGTAAATCGATGAATGGCGGTGCTAATGCTACCTGCTTTGGTTCAGATGGGCTGAATGTCTACTTCATTGGTGGCATTGGATATTCTGGTTCGAATTCAAAACAGTTGCAGAAATTTTCTTTTGAAACAGCACTCACCAGCAACCACCTGTTCCTCCAAGAGGACTACGGCTACGATGGACTGTGGACAGCGCTTAAATCCAAAGACACCGACTTTAAGGTTAAGGTAATCAATGCCTACCTCGGTGACAGCAACAATATAGCACAATTAACAAACGCATATCTCTACGACAGCAAAGACCTCAAATGGAAATCCCTTTCGGGTGAAAGCTATGTAGCAGATATGCAGAACGCACTAAATATATTAGGGGTGAACTAAATACTCACCCCGGAAAGGGTGAATATGAGTATTTTAGGAAATCCCATTACGCTGGGTGGCGGTGGAGCTGATTTGAACATTGACTTTGGCCCCACACCTCCCGCAGACACAAGTAAGCTGTGGGTTCCGCTGGCAACAAAGCCGAATAAGACTTCCATTATCTCCTACTTTGATGGCCAAACAGGGAATCTTCAATCGATTGGTTCTTTTTCTCCAGAGTCTGGTGCTGGCTACGGGTCTTTAACACCAAGAATGGTGGGGGATGAACTTTGGGTCGTGCGCGTCAACACATTTACGAATAGTGTTGAAAGAACTGTTATAGCGAAATTCAATCTCAAAACAAAGCAGTTTGTTGAAACCTTAACAGCATATAATATTGGCTATATGGGATGCGGAATTGTAAAAGTTGGAG